TAGTCATGGTCGCCAATTTCATTCTTCACTTCTTCAGCTCGAACGAATTCCCAACCTTCCCTGAGTTTTTTGGAAACATTACCTGTATCCATAAAACCAGCACTTTCTACCCTTATCCATCTATGAGCGTAACCTTGCGGTGCTCGGGGTGCATCTAAACTTGATGGTGGAGCCCAAGGTTTATTACGAGTTTCTACACTCTCTTTTGAGCTGCGTGAGGTTCTTTTCTTTACGTTATCTGTCATATCGTTACTCCTTCACGAATTTAGCGTATTCTTCTAGTGGCACCCCTAATTTTTTAGCTATCGCTACTTGTGATCGGGTGAGATTCACTTTTCTGCGTCCTTGCTGTTTACGCCCCGCCGAGGCAACAGTTTGAACGGGTCTTTCTTCTACTTTTTCAGTAGAAGCAAACTTATGTGGAAAATATTCCACTAGCCTGCTATTAACTTCATTGTAGTAGTCATCGGACTCTGCGTCAAACCCCTCTTTCACTAAATCTCCGTGAATGCTAAACGCAGCATTAGTCATTACTTCATCACTACCAAACCAAGAATTTTTTTCTGCCCATTGTTTGGCCCTAGGGCTTGCTTCTACTTGTTTTTCTTCAACTACGCTTTCTACAGATCTCTCTGCTGGTTTGTTTTTAATTTCAGTTTGTTTCGATTCAAATTCAGAAATACGCATTCTTGCTTTTTCTTTTTCAACAGCTAGTTGGGTTAATTCATCATTAGCCTCAACAATTTTAGCAGAATCGTTTTCTTCAATAGCGTCTTGAAGTTTAATTTTTACTTGTTCTCTTTGGGCATCGACTCTTGCGTCAAATTCCTTAACATAACTTTCGTCAGAATTTATAGAGGTCTGTTTAGCCGTATCGTATTTGTCTTGTAGTCCTTTAGCGTAGTCAAGAGCAGCTTTTTCCCTTCTTTCAGCTTCTCTGTATTTGCGAGTAAGCTTATCAATTCTTTTTTGAACTTTTTCTGAATCAGCTTGTAAATTATCTTGAGGCTTTATTTCTTTAACAGCTTCAGTTTTTTCTTGTTGGGTCCCTGTTGGGTCTACATACCCAAGGTCAACTTCACCAACAGCTTCTTGAACTGATTCAATAGGCTCTTGTTCTACATCTACCTCAACGCTTTGTTCTTGAGCGTCATCTAAATCTATTTCTACTTGCTGTAAATCAGACATATTTTATCTCCTAAAATAGTGCGAGGATATCCTCGGGTTTATCTATCGTACCAACAATTTCATCATCATTAATAATTCTATGTTCGCCGAATTTGGTTTTAAATCTAGCTCCTGCGTAACGGCCTATAACTATAAATTGACCTTCTTTACACCAGGGGGTTAAAAACTTTTCTTTATCCTTGTAACACATGTTGCCCATTTTAACGACATAACCAACCACTGATGTCATCTCAGAAGTTTCAAGAGTTTGATCAGATAGGGCTATACCACCATCGGTCATCTCGGACATTTTCCACATTTTAATTAACATGCGATACCCGACCGGGTTAGGTAGGCGATCTATTTCATCTAGATAGGTTTGAGTTAATTTAGGGGCTTCTTCTTTAGGTGACGAATCAACCTTATCCTTAATATAATCAGGTTTGATAATACTTGACTTACTTGTCATTCTTACTCCTCTTTATTTTGCAGGTCTTTTAAATCCTGAAGCAACAGCTCCATGCCGTTGAGTTTTCCTTTAGCAAATGCTAAATTTTCTACATCTTTTACATTATATACTATATGTTCCTTAGTGTTGTCAATCTCTTTCTTTAATAACTGTTGTATTGCACGGATCGTGTCAATGTCATACATTATTTATTTCCTATAAATTTTTGACCTTTAAGTTGTATACCACTTATACCTTTGATATCACTTTTTACACCAATTTCACGGTGAGGGCAACCGCCGTGTTTAAAGCCCATTTTAAAATTAAGATTTACTTTTCCAGTGTGATCAATGCCTGCCTTAAACTCTTTATTATTTTTTTTATATTCTGCAGCAATCATTCCTCTGTAATCTTTTTTACCGTGTACGTTTCTAGAAACTTCACCTTTTAAATTTACTTTTTTATTTGGTTTATGGCTAACTTTTAAGCCTACTCTATCAAATTTTCCTTTAAGACTTTTACCTTTTACCTTATATGCAGAACCCGAAAGACTAGGTGTAATAGAACTTTTTTTACCATCAAAAGTATATGATGCTTTACCTCCACCGTATTGAAAGTCTTCATTACCAGCAGCAAAAAAATCAACATCGGCACCCTTTCTATAACCTTGTGGCTTGGGCCCTCGTTTAGGCGGTACGGTATCAGTGAGACCGCCACTTTTACTTTTTGATATTACATTTGCCCGTCTTCTAACTTCAGGTGAAACAGTGCCGTAAAAATAATCTTTGTTAAAATATTTGAGACTACCTCTATTTACTCGTGTATCTTTTAATTTACCTTTTTTCATAGCTTTAAATTCATTAGGAGATACTTTTACTTTCTTTAAAATACCAAATTTGTTTGGACCTTTCGAAAATGGTTTTAATGGTTGTTTTGAATACTGTAGTGCAGTGTCTTTTTCTGTGGTAAAGAATTTACCAGTGTTTGGGTTTTTTTTTAATTTTTTTCTTGTTTGAGTAAATGTTTTATAACCTGGCTCCCCTCTATATAAAGCTATGCTTTGAGTGTTTTTAATTTTTTTGTATTTTTTATAACCCTTAACTGCTACACCTACTCCTCTAACTGTAGGTCCAACGGCTGATAAATTTAAAGTTAAATTTGCAGCAGTGCTAAGACCTTTTGTAAAAGCTTTTTTACCTTTAGGATCTTTACGAGCAGCTTTACGTTCTTGTTCCAATCTTGTTTTGATTGGAGACTTACCACGTCTTTTACCAATATTCTGTGCCATTATTTATCCCTTGTTAATTTTTTCATAGTTTATGTGGCATCATTCCACGAAAATATAGTCTACGGTATTGACCACCAATTTTTCTGTTAGGGTGTGCTGCCATTATTTTTGCTAGTTTATACATATCCCCTCCTTACTTGTTTCTATCGACTTCAGCTTTCTTCGCTGCAATGTCTAGTTTACCATCAGCAACACGGATACGTTCTGCTGCTTGTGCGGTTGAGTCGTCACGTTCTATTCTATCAAGGTTCATACGTTCGTAAAACTCATTTGATTTACGATCTTCTTCAGTATTAAACTCTTGACCCTTACGTTGCATGTCCATCGCTCGTAAATCTAGTTCTTGTTGTTTCAAAGCAACCAGTGGGTCTTTTTGTTGTGAACCTGCTTCTTCGTTGACTAGTTCTTCTGTTAGTTCCTGGATACGATCCGCTACCATAGACTCCAACATAATATTAAATTGTTCTGGTCTTTCTTGTTGTAACTGCATAATATTATCTGGATTTTTTGTAGAAATCATTTCTAGTACTTGTGCTCTTGCTTTCAAACTAATGTGCTCACTGATGTGTGCTTGTAACAATGCATACACTTGTGGATTAATTTGCACCATACGACTACGCAGAAAAGCAATGTGTGATAACACATGAGCATCGTGGTTTTGTATGGCAAAGGCCGTTGGCATTTTTATCTGTAACGCTTCCATGTTTTCTATTGCTGGATCCTTTGGCATCCTTTGAGGTTTTGGTTTTAAAAGTGTGTTTATATTTTTAGTACCAAGAGCCTCATACACACGGCGATACGCTTCATGTAGGTTGTGCATCTCTGGATTGCTCATGGCAATCTGTAATTGTTGTTGAGCTAACGTAACTCTTTGTGCCATTGAAAAAATATTAGGGTCAGCAACAGGGATAACATCGACTTCTGGAGAAAAATCTTTCATTTTTATCATACGGTCACCACCATAAACTGCATACGGGTATTGCGGTGGTAAATAACTTCCAAAAACTTTACCTAAAAGTCTAAATTCTTGACGCATACCGTAATAAAGTCGCTTGTGTATTGCACTCATGACCCTTGAACCACGTTCCATAAGAGCAACAGTTGTACCAACGTTACGATTTTGCGAATCATTGCCTACCTGCATGTCAGCAATAGCTGCAAAACGTTGTCCGGCCTGTACTACAAAACCTAACAATTGAAAAAGTGTGCCTGACGGCTCTTTAAAAGGTAAAATTTGAAATTGGTCTTTAATATTTCCGCCTGGTGCATCTACATCACGGAATTCGCCTGGTTGAAACGGTTGATCTTCGTCCCTGATTCGCATTCCACGACTCTTGAACCCTGCGGGTAAATTACTTAATGTCCCTGCATCGAGCAACTGTCTTAATGCTGCTGTCGCCGTCTTACTTAAACCGCCAATCATGTGTATCAAACCAAAACCATAGAAACCTAGGCCTGGTAAAAATTTATAATGTACAAAATAATCTTTTCTACGTTGTTTTTCATCTTTCATATCGTAATTACGATAAATAGATAAAATTTCCCCTGAACCTTCATCTAAAGTTACAATAAACGGAACCTTAATATTTTTTTCATCATTACCTATTTCAAATTCTTCTAAATCTAAATCAACATGCATCTCTAAAACATTAAATTGATAATCAGAGTCTGATGAACTAGACGAACCTTCTAATTCATCGTATTTATCTTGAATATCCGAGTCATCTTTTCTTGATGGTAAGATATCGATGTCACGATAAAAACCAGCACGTTGTTTTTTTAAAATATCATTTTCTGACATTTTTAATACATGAGTAATGCGTTCGCAATCTTTTAAATCAGTTGCGTAGTAAGGTACTACCAAATCTTCTGCTGGAATAAATTTTGACACAGCACGATCCATTAGCTCATCAAAGTAAACTTTTTTAAAAGTAGAGCCTGCTAGGGGTAAATAAAACAACATTTGATCAAACTCTGGTGTGTACTCTTCCATTTGATCCATAATCATGTAGTTCATGAATTCTTTAACACGTTCTGCTTGTTGTTCTCTTTCTTCAGTTGAGTCACCAATTACTTGTGCTCTTACCGGTCCATCACTGGGTAATAATTCTTTGTAAGCTTGGCTTTGAAATTGTGTTACTGCTTCCGCCAATAAAGGGTGAGTTACAGTACTAGCTCCTAAAAAAGGACCCGTTGCATTATTATATTTAAAACCTAATAAATCTAAACCTTCAATATAAGATTTTTCCCAATCACTTCTAGACTCTTTGTCTTTTTTGTAATCAGATACGAGTTCCATGGCGAGGCTGGTTAACACCCTGTCGTCCATGGTTTCTGCTAAATTTTGATAAAATTCAACCGCTTCACTTTGCTCTTCGGTCATTTGCGGTTCTTGGTCTTCTTCTTCCATTGATTGTTCAATTTCAATTTCAGGAGCCTCAACTTCATTCATATTATCAGGAGTTACTTCTTCCTGTAAATTTTCTTCTATATTTTCTGCCATAGTCTAGCCCCTAATAATAATTGTATTCTTTGTGAACCTGCTCTTCATCGTCTTTATAGTCTGAGTATAACTCAACAAAATTTCCCTGTCTGTACCTTAGTATTGCTTGAGTTGTAGAATCTACATAATCGTCATTTGCCCCGTGCGGAAAAGCAGCACATTCGTCCATCACATCTTCTGCAAATTTTTCACCATAGGGGTACCATACGGCCCCACTTTCAAAAACGGGAGCACAACTGTTAACTCTGGTATGCTTGTCGTTACCTCGGGTGGGTGTAAAAGGTACTACTGGAATTCCCATACGTCTTAGCTCCTGGGTCAACGGTTCACCACTTGCTTTCTGCTCTACAATAATTGTTTCAGGTTCCCAATATTTATTTGCATCAAGAGCCACGGCTTTAAGTTCTGGAAAATCAAATTTACCCCGTATTGCATCGAGTAAAATAATATTCGGTTGACCTCCTTCTTCTGGAAAAAACACACCCCAGGTCGTGATAGCACTGTAATCAGCCGTTTCTTTTTTAGAAAACGCTGTATCATAACTTTGTATAACATGCTGTAAATTAGGTAAACGCTCCTCTTCCCATGGTTGCCACCATTCACGTTTAAGGATTGCTCCTTCTTCTGACGTGGGGTTCTGCATATACTGTGACGACCAGTTACGAAGAGGGATAGAAGCTTTAATTTTTTCTAATTCCTCTAATTCCCAATATTCTGGCCAGACTGGGTTCCCTGAGTCGAGAATCGCTGGAAATGAAACTTGTTTCCAAGAATCTGCTTTGGGTTCGGTTTGAGCCTTCAGCAATCTTCCTGTTAAATCGTCCTCGGCCCAACGGGTCATAACCACTAGGATCGAGCCTCC